CAACTTATGCACAAGAAGATGAAAAAATATCGCAAGATTCGCCAGAAGGTGATGTAACTTTACCAGCTGAATTCCAAATTACAAACGATAATCAACTAGTTTTATTAGATATACCAGCTGAAAATCAAAAAATTATAATAATAAGGAAGCAAGGAAAAATTTGGAGCGATCTAGGCACCAGATTAGCAGATTCTGATAACGATATTGCTAAATTCTTACGTGCAACAACAGTTGACTTGCCAGGATAAATAACACTGTAGGATATAAAAATGACAGATAAATTACATGAAAACAACGGTATAATGGTACAAGGACACATAAAGATCTTTGACCCAGAAACTCAAGAAGTCTATATCAACAAACGCAATGCAATTCACTACGAAAATATGAGTATTGCACTTGCAGAGAGCATTGGAAATGCCGGTCAAGGATGGATATATGAAATGAGCTTCGGTAATGGTGGTACAAGTGTTGATCCTACAGGTATAATCACATATCTAACACCTAATAGTACAGGAACTAACGCTAGTTTATATAATCAAACATACACAAAAGTAGTTGATGATAGTAGTATTAATAATTTAGATCCTGTAAGAAATAAAATTGAAACACGTCACATAAGCGGCACAAATTACACAGACGTTTTAGTTACTTGTTTATTAGACTATGGAGAACCTAGCGGACAAGATGCTTTTGACACAGCAACAGACACAAATAGTTTATATGTTTTTGATGAATTAGGTTTGAAAAGTTGGAACCCTAATGGTAATGGAAACTTACTAACACATGTAATTTTTCATCCTGTACAAAAAAGTTTAAACAGATTGATACAAATCGATTACACTGTAAGAATTCAAAGTTTAAGCGGACTAGCTGAGGAATAATAGATGGCATACGAAATTGCTTATACAGATCAGGCTAACAAGGGTACTATTACAATTGAAGATAGGACTATCAATCAAGAAACATCTTTAAGTATACCAGGTAGAAATGAAACTGCGTATGGTCCTGCTATTGCTACTAACTTTTTACATTTATTAGAAAATTTTGCAGCACCCACTGCACCTGCTAGGCCAGTTGAAGGACAACTTTGGTACGATTCTACACCAGGAATAGAACTTTTAAAAGTTTATGATGGAACAAATTGGATTCCAAGTGGAGGATTAAAGAAGGCTACTAATGAACCACAAGCATCTCAAAGTCAAATAGGCGATCTATGGGCAGACACTGATAACCAACAGTTGTATCTTTATACAGGTTCTGGATGGGTATTAGTCGGACCTGAATTTAGTGATGGACTATCAACTGGAGCATCACCACTAAGTATAGTAGGTACAGATGATCAAACCTATAATGTTTTACAAATAGAAGTTGATGCATCTCCAGTTGCTCTTATCAGCACTCAAAGTTTTACACCAAAAATTGTAATACCGGGATTTAGCACATTACAACCTGGTGTTAATTTAAGTACAGCAAATATTTCAGGAGATGGCGCACCTAAGTTCTATGGAACTGCTGAGAAAGCAGAAGGTCTTATTGTTGCAGGAAATACAGTTGCTGCAGGCAATTTCTTAAGAGGAGATACTGCTAGTACTACAGCATTTCCAATCAATGTTCAAAATAACACAGGTATCAATTACGGTATAAATGCTGAAATGAATATTGGTGTTGAAGGTAATATCGGCATAATTAAACACAATATTGCTGGTTCAAGTGTTGATATCCAAGTAAAAAATGACGGTTTACTTAAGACTGCACTTAGAGTTGACAGTAGTTTGAAGGTAGGTATTAATAATGTTGCCCCAGATGAAGCACTTGATGTAACAGGTAATTTACAAGCAAGCGGGTTTCTAAAAATAAATGATACTACACAAAGTGATACATTTGGTACAGGAAGTATTATCACACTAGGCGGTGTAGGTATTGCAAAAAATTTAAACATAGGTGAAAATCTAGATGTAACAGGTACAATTACAACTACACAAGTTTTACCAGATCAAAACAATACAAGAAATGTAGGTAGTTCTGCTACCAAATATGCAAATATGTTTGCTACTACATTTGTAGGAAATTTAACAGGAAACGTAAGTGGTACTGTCAGTGGTCGAGCAGGAAGTGCAGACAAATTAACTTCTGCAAGCACTTTAAGAATTGCAGGTGATGTTTCTGCAGCAGACATTATCTTTGACGGACAAACTGGCGGAAGCGTAAAAACTTTTCAAACATCTATTAGCAACCAGCTAATTGCAGGAAAACCAAATGTTGCTCAATCTCAAGCAGATGATGAATTTTTAGTTAACAGAACTAGTGGTGATACCGGACTTAAGAAAATATCAAGAGTTAATTTATTATCAGCAGTTCCTAGAACACCTATAGGACTACTTGCACCTTACGCAGGTTTAACAGCACCTTCTGGATGGTTGCTTTGTGATGGTAGTGAAGTTGATAGAGCACAATATAGTGCTTTGTATGACATAATAGGTGACACATATAAAGCAAGTCCTACTGTAGGAAAATTTGGCCTTCCAGATCTAAGAGGAAGAGTGCCAATGGGTGCAGATAATATGGGCGGTACAAGTGCTGATACTGTAACAGCTAATTCAGCTGATGTGGTAGGAGCAAAAGACGGAAGCGAAGATGTTACAATTCAAGTAGAGAATTTGCCAGAACACGAGCACGACTTACGTGGTGATAGTGGCGATCAATATTATGCAATCAGAGATGTTAGTGGTACACCTAACGATAATGAAGCGATTATTTATGATGCACCTACAGGAACGGGAGCAGGACAAGCATATCCTAATAGCGGAGGAGTATTAACTCAAGGTATACAAACTCTAGGAAATGCAATTAATATTATGAATCCGACTATCACAATAAATTATATTATATATACAGGAACATAAGATGAGTTACAGATTAAATAGAACAGATGGGCAATTACTAGTTGATCTTACAGATGGTATCCTTGACACAAATACCACTGACCTAACTCTAATAGGAAAAAATTACAAAGGGTTTGGAGAGTTTTTGAATGAAAACTTTATCAAACTTATGGAGAATTTTGCATCTTCCAGTCAGCCAACTACACCTATGGTTGGCCAGCTTTGGTTTGATAAACAAGATAATAGATTAAAAGTTTACGATGGAGTAAGTTTTAGACCTGCTACAGGTTCGATAGTAAGTAGTACACGACCTAGCAATCTTAATGTTGGCGACATATGGATCGACAATGAAGCCAATAAGTTATATATATGGGACGGAACTGACTTAACTTTAGTAGGACCTCCGTATAGTTCTTCTCAAGGTAAAACAGGTTTTGAAGTAGCTAGTCAATTAGATAGTACAGACGTACAACGTACAATCTTAAAATTATTTTTAGGAGATGTACTTGTGGGTATTTATTCTCCGGCACAATTTATTATTCCAGTACAATATGCAATAGCTGGATTTCCAGTATGGGCCGATGATACATTTTCACCAAAAAGACAGCTTATACTTAAAGGTTTCAATCCTGTTGAAAATAGTTTTCACTGGAACGGCATAGCAACCAGTTCACAAGGACTGCTAAATGATGCTGGTGTTGTAAAAACTGCAGCCAACTTTTTACCATCAGACGAAAATGCTGAGACATCTGGCAGTATAAAAATTAAAAACAGTGCAGGACTCAGTGTGGGTGTTGGTGCAACTGAATATTTCATTACAAAAATTGCAGGAACAACAACTTTACTTGAAACCCAGCAAAGTAATCGAGATTTGGCAATTAGAGTAAAATCAGGTAGTAGTTTTAAAAATGCAATTTATGTTGATAGTAGTGCAGATAGGATAGGTTTATGGAATAGTGCTCCAACTGCTAATTTAGATGTAACTGGCAATGGTAATTTCTCAGGCAATTTAACAATAGGTGGAAATCTTACAGTACAAGGTGATTCTACATTTTTAAATACATCAACTTTAAGAGTAGAAGACAAAAATATAGAATTAGCTCTTTTAGATGATAGCACTGAAGGCGATGATACACAAGTTGACGGCGCAGGTATAATTGTAAGAAGTACACAAGGATCAAAAGATTTTACTTGGACACAATCAACAGCAAGTTGGACATCAAATCAAGATATTGATATAAGATCAAATCCTAATAATACTGTTGCACATTTAAAAATAGATGGCACAAATGTATTAAGCCGCACAGAATTAGGTAGCTCAGTTACAACAGCAAGCGGTATCACAAGTCTAGGTACACTATCAGAACTTACAGTTGATGATATAAATTTAAATGCTGCAACAATAACAAGATTAAACGGAACAGGATTGAACATTGTTGCAGGCGGCGATATTACAATAGATAGTCAAAAAATAACAGGTCTTGCTCAACCAACAGTAGGTGCTGACGCAGCAACT